TTACTTTTCTCTCCATGTACCAAACGTTTCTCCAGTTTCTAAGTTCATAGAAGCCACATAACGTCTTACACCACTATTAGAAATGTAAGATAACCATTCATATCCTTCTGTATAACAAAATTCCATATAGTTAAACTCTTCTCCTGCTTCATAAGTTCCTACGATTTCTGCATCAGTAGATGGTGCATTTCTAATGTTAAGTTTATCTACTCCTACAGTATATACACGTACTGTTGGTAAGGACTGTAAATCAGTGTTTAATTTAACTTCTCCAGCTTCTGTATCATCTGTTGGGAAATAGAACCAACCAACGATACCGTCAAAATTACGTTCCATATATCGTGCTGGACCACCCACATATAAGCTATCTGCATTACCATCAACATTTTGTTCGATAGTCTTCATAGTGTACCCATCACTATCCTCTATTACTACCCCAGTATGTCCGAACGGATGTCCGTAGATATATGTAGTATCCATTACAAATACTGCACCTGCTCTAGGTTTACTATCTAAATTCCCAGCCTCATTATACTCAACTGTATATCCTAATGCAGCTGCACTATTTAGTAAATCAATAGCATTTCCCCATAAGGCTTTTCCGAAAAACAATACTGATAGATAGTTCGGTTCATCAACACATTGTGTTCCATAAGCTCCATCTTGGTCTACTCCGATTCCTAAATTCGCTATTCGTTTTACCTCGTTTATAATTTCACTTGTTCTAACCATTTATTTATCCTCCGTTTTGTTTGTTGTATCTTTTCCTACAGTCTGTTTGTAAGACTGATGTAAACCAACCGCACTAAATCCTAATGTAATTGCTGTTGGATCTTTAAATAAAATAGTTCCAATCAGTCCACCTAACACTCCTAAAATGTTGGGTATCATCTCATTAGGGAAGAATTTTGACTCTTTCAAAAACTTCCCTAACATTCCTAAAAGCGTTATTATTAAAAAAACTAACGCTGGTTGTAATTCTTGTAATTGTTCCATTTGTTTGTCCTCCTATTTGTGTATAGGTAATGTTTTAAATCTGTTAAATAAGGTTTCAATTTTACCATTTCCACCTATTTCCTGATAACTCTTATACAGTCCACTTAATTCTGATAAGTCTTCACTTGTAGTATATCCGCGCTCTATCGCTTCACTAAATTCCTTGTGCAGCCTATACGACATTATACTTTTATTAGAATCACGATTATGTAGACCTATTTGTGTTACTTCATCGACTTGAGTTTGGGTCTTCTTAACCTCATTATTCAAGCTTTCTATTTGTCCTATAAGTTCTTTATTACCTTTATCCAACCACCATTTTACGGCGGGTAAAATCACAACTGTTAATACTTGTGAGACTATAAATAAAATATTCTCAAACATTATGTCTCCTTTCTTTAAAATAAAGAGGGCTCAAAGCCCCCTTAAAATTATTGTTTGTCTTCTTCAACTACTTCAGCTAATCCCATTTTGTCAAGTTCAGTTTTCACTAGTTCGCGAAGTTTTTTGTTCTTGATTTCTTCTAATGTCATTAGTCCATCAAGAATAGTTACTGCTAAATATTTAACTATCATAGTATTACCTCCTTTCATGATTTCTAAAAATATCAGACTAGACAGCTGTAGCTTCTCGAGAACCGCTACTACTTTCTTTTTCATCTTCATCATCCTCCTTAGCTGGATAAGTGATATTTAAGTGTTTAGCTAAAAATTCTAGTTTACTATCAATATCTTCAAAATTAGATTCATATTCAAACTCCTTAACAACGCTTTGTGCTAACATCTTACGTGTTGTATCAAGTGTAGCTGTTGACTCTTTCAACGCTTTTTCCATTGCTGTGAATTTTTCATTCTCAGCTTTATTTGGATAAGTATCCTCATAGAACTGGTCAAGTGCCAATTGTACTATTTCATCTTCTGACTTGCTTAAATGGTCACCTTTTAAGGTAGTTTCAATCACAGTACCACCGTTCGTATTAAATATACTAACAATGGTTGTCAGTACTGCTCCGTTGCTGTCATAAGTGGCCCTAGCGTAGTTTTTCTTATAAGTTGCCATTGATTTTATCCTCCAGTTTAGTTAGTCTTTCATTCATTTCTGTTAGTTGTGATTTTAGTTGTTGATTTTCGATAGATAACTCTTGAATAGCTTTGAGTGAATATGTAAGCAGATTAAACTGATTTAACGTTTTATACTCTCCGGCCATTGTCACAAAGTTTTTATTTATCTTTTCAACATCTTGTGCAATTAAACCTATTTCTGTAAATGGTTTCTTTTCCAATTGTTCCCTATGTTCCCAATTAAAACTTTTAAATTTAAAATCATTTATTAAATCTAGCGCTTTATAAGCACAAGGTCTAATATCTTTTTTTAATCTAGCATCAGAAGTAGTGCTATAAAATCTATCTACCATTTGCCATATACTATAAATTTTACCGTTCCATTCGTAATATATATCATTTTTACTTCTATCAAAAAGTAATGATACATTTTTATCCCACACACCTATTGCTGTACTATTATCTGAATAATTTTGAAATTTCAAATTATTCACACCTCTAGTGGAAATATATCCATTTACAGTCATTAAATAAGAGTTAGTTCCTGCAACTTCTCTAGTATCAAAATTAGGATCTACATATAAGTAAAATCCATAAGCAGTATCACCATCACGACCATAATTTCCTAGCATTTGAACCCCAACACCCTTGTTTGCATCTGGCTTTTCAGGAAGACAGAATCTTAATCCATCGCCGGCGGGGATCATATAGCCGTGTTTACCTATTTTAATTTTTGAATTGCCTTGGATAACCGCCCCTTCAATAGTCTTTCCGTACAAATAATCGGCGATTAAATCACCTTTTATTCTAGTGCCCTCAGCACTAATATTTATTGAGTTTATTACATTATCCTTACTAACTTTTAAATCAATCTCATCTTTAGTTTGTTTAATTGAGCTTTCAAGCTTACTTACTTCTTTATTCTTAGCATAGCCTAAAGTAACGTCGTATATTTCAACGTTAGAAATTTTAGTATTCCCGACCTGTATCATTCTTATGTACATTCTGTCATCGGTTGTATTATCGTTAATAGTAAATGTAAATTCATTATCTTTAGTTTTAAAAACTTGTGTTAAGTTTTCTTGATTATAGCCAATACGATTATAAATATCCCACCTATCACCGTTAGAATATCCGGAAGCGTCAAATTTAACAGTATAAACATTTCCGTTTATTTTATTTTTAATTAAATTCAGATGAATAAATTTATCACCGCTATCAGTAGCAGAACTACTATATAAGTTTTCTCGTTCATCATCCTTCTTAACCCTAAAATCCCCCTTGTAAATTCTTACATTCTTGACTTTAGTGTTGGATCCTAATGGGTATAGATTGATTCTAGTTTGATCAGCTGTGTATTTCACAACCCAGTAATTTAACCCGTTCTGAATTGTTTTTTTATCCCCACCATCACTCGCACTATAGATGTAAGCTTGTTGGTTAGCTGGGACATTATCTAAATCAGCTAAAATCGTGTAAAACTCATTAGCTTGCAAGTTTTCTTTAGTATTAAAATATAAATCGTTACCTGTTTTTTCCACATCTTCACTATTAAGGTTGTTTTTGAAATAAGATTTAGAGAAGACTTTAGTATCAATCTCACCTACAATAGATGTAAAGCCATCTAGCGTACTTTCAAAAGTTTTATATTTCTTAACAGTCTCATTAATCAACCTAACATCTGGCATATTGTCCAACCTTGCGTTAGCAACTGTGTTTAAATTTTTGTAAGTTACTAGAGCAATTAATTCTAACGCTATAGGATAAGGCTGTTCCTTGTTCCCCCAGCTTACGTTGGTTAAAAATCCTGTATTGTCGACTTTTGCATCCCAAAAATTACTCCACGTATTTTGAATGCCACCCTTGAATTTTACCCGAGCATTAAATCCATCAGTTATCTTCTGGCCATCGTAAAACACATCTAAATAAGCTTTAACGTCGTTCGTTACGTTATTTAAGTAGCCACCTTCTAGCCTTAGGTTAGCTGTAAGTGTGTGACCATCTGTCCCGTTACGTCCATTCTCACCTTTAATTTTTACCCATTTATAACGTCGATAATCGTTACTGTCATTAATTTCAAAATCAGTGTAAGTCCCGATGTACTCCTTGCCGTTACTATTAGTGGTACTAAAATCACGATCACCTGTCGCACTATTAGCATAAGCCGTGTGTAAATAGCTAGTTCTGCCGTCGGAACCTCTAGCACCAGGCACACCTTGTTGACCATCTTCACCCTTAATCTTACTCCAAGTGTAAGCTGACGGTGTTGTTGGAGCTGTCGCACTAGTGCCAGTGTAAATACCTATATATTTAAGGTTAGAATTATCACTCATATTAGCACCGTTTGAAGAGTCACTGTACTTTCTATGAATGTAATTACTTACACCATCACGACCTCTCAAATCTTCTTGAGCTATACTCCAAGGTTGCACCGTTTCACCTTGAATAACCCTAGCGTTTGTGATTTTGATTTTAGCGTTGACATTGTCAGTACGTAAAAAAGCACGTTTACTATCTAGTAGATCGTTGTTTACCGTTAATGTTCTTACATAAGTACCTTTAGTTGGATTTATATCCTGGTTCATCCAAGCCCTATACCTTGTACCGTCGTACCACTCAAAATTCAATCTACTAATTTTTTTATTAGTTCCGTTAGGTAAAACCTCGTAGTCGGCAATAAATGTAATTTTATCACCTATGTTAAAACCTAAGTCACGAAAATTTTTGTTGTCTACTAGCTTAAAAGCTTCTTGTGTCGAAAAATTATCATTAACTGCTGCTAGTATTTTTTCTCCAGCAGTTCCGCTAAGATAATTTCTAGCGTAAGACTTACCGTCCACACCATCTCTACCGTCTTCTCCCGTTACCTTAAACCACTTATAAGCCGTCTTATCTGTGGGTTGTGTCGGAGATGTAGTCCTTGCAACACCCATGTATTTCTTAGGTTCACGACCGAAATTACTACCATCAGCATTATCTGAATACACTATGTGAGTGTATTTATCATTTGTAATTGAGGTTTGCTGTAAATCAAACCATTCAAAATCACTTGCTACTGGTTCACCCTCTTTAAACACGTAACCAAAATAACGATATTTATGGTATTGCGCCGGTTCGTTAACAGGATAGTCGCTATATCGTTTATCACCCTCATAAATTGTAAACCAGTCAATTTGAATTCCTGTCCATTCTTCATCTTCAGGCACTAACACAAACTTAAATAGAACATCATCCACATCATTTGTAGTTGTGAAAGTGATTGACTTAGTTTCTAGTCCTCTGAATTCTAACTGACCCCAGTTATATTCCTCACTAGTCTTATTATTTCTGAAATATGCCCACAACTTATTGCTGTTTCCTTTAGCTCTCGCTGTTAGCGTGTACTTAGTATTTGGTTTAAAACTTAAAAACATATTAGCTTGCCAAATATCACTAATATCATTATCGTTAACGATATTTACACGTGGTCTGTTTTTAGCAAATAACTTAGCATTTTCATCGGGTTCAACTAGTGTAAAATCAGTACCGTTTAAGCTATTAGAATAAGCCTTGTATAGCTTACCGTCTGACTTAATCTTAGTCCACGAATACTCACTAGCGTTGGTAGGGGCTTGTTGTTTGTCTCCTGTGTATATTCCTATATACTTAAGTGTTGAGTTGTTACTCATGTTACGACCGTCAGCATAATCGCTGTATTTTTTGTGGATGTAAGAATCAACACCTTTTAATTCAACTTTTTTCTTCTCAAATACTTTTTCGCTTTCCTGTTGCGTAATTTGTCGTATACCGTCAGCATCAATAGTCAGATCATTAACAAGTTTTTTTACACCTTCTTTAGTGATAAAATCTTTTGAAATGTTCGACTTAATACTATCTTTAAGTTTTGTGAAGATATTTTGTGTTGTGACTTCTCCATCCTTAAATTGTTGAGTGAATCTTTCATCGGATATAATTTGATTAATAAATGCTTTATCGATAAGTGTATTCTTAATTTCAGCATAATTTAATTTTGCTTGAATTGCCTTAATTAATTCTGCTTCAGTTATTATAGTTTTAAGTCGACCTACCTCAGCTTCTACTGCATCAAGTATTTTTGTTTTGACAACATCAGGAATATTTCCATCAGCTTCAAATAGCGCTCTTTTTACTTCTAAAGCACTATTCGACTTTTCCTCAAGATCAACCAATTTGTCTTCAATGCTTTTTCTATCTAATTTTAGTAATTCAGATAAATTCTTTTGAATTTTAAAAGCATCTACTTTACTCTCAACTTGCTCCGTAACCGCATCATCAATCATGCTTGCTAATGTAGTTCCTAATCCCTGCTGAATTTTACCAAATCCAATAGTTTTTAGTTTTCTGCCCATCGGTGAAAATGTATATTTTGTGATTTTTTTCTTAACATCAAAATTGAATTTCTCATGGAAAACTGTAACTGTATCGAATATTCTTACAGGCACATCTGGATTACCTACAACATCTATCTCAATATTTTCTTCAATCACATCGCATAGTGTCGTTTTAAAGTATTGTTCGCCATATTTTCTTAATGTCACCTCATCTATAACATCTTGATCACTTACATCTAAATTTCCTTCGTAAATATTCTTATACTTGCTTATCAACGGACTGTCGACGGTAACAGCAATAACCTTATCCTTCTCTCCCTCTTTTTGAGAGCTAATAGTTTTAGTAAAATGAATTCTAGTTCTTAAATCTTTTATAGATTTCTTTTGTTGGTATGATTTTAAGTTTTTTTTGTACATAAATAAGGCTTCTTTGTTAGTACCACCGTTGCTTAGCAATCTAATATCATACTTATCTCTGATTAAATCTCCACCCCATTGACCTAATATAGAATGCTTATCTTTAAATAGTGCTGTAGCAACTGTCACATTTTTTAAGTTGATGCTATGCGTTGATGCAATGTCAGATGAAAATGTGAATTTATGCTCACGTATAATACTACCAACAAGACTTCTCATCACCCTATCACCACTTGCATTATTAACACTTAATTCCGTGATTGAATAATTATTTAATAACGTGGCCACTTGGTTAGCATGGACTGTGATATAAGTGTGATGTTTCTCTACTTCGAATATTATGAACTCCTGTTCGCCATGCAAATCATTAGCTAATAGAAGTGTTTCCTCAACCAACTCTTCCCACAATGGATTATTAGTCGGAAATTTGAAACTTAATTGATATGTACTGTTTCCATCGTGAACTATTTCATCACTATAAGCAAAATTAAGAGGAGTTCTCCCCTCTTTTAAATAAATCATATACGCCACCTCCAATTTCCTTTAATTCGCATCCTAGAGACATTACCATTAGCAACAACTCCTTGGAGTCCTGGGGGGATTTCAAAGAAACCACCTCTTACACGAATTGAATTTTTAATATTTCTATTTTTATCATAAACATTTTGTTTTTGATGCCTACAATCTATTATGGCCTTAGTATCTAGGTTTAAAACCATAGTCTGTTGGCCAATTGTTAAGCTTACCTCACCATTACCTTCAATCTCAATCACAGGTTCTGAGAATACGTTGCCCACATTAGTAATACTTCCTCTTGCACCAAGCGTGAGAAGTCCATTATCAGCTAAATATCTGAAGGGATTATATCTTAATTTAATATTAACTAACCATCTTTTATTTCCCTGTTTAGAGTAGCTTATATCTATCAAATCAGCATAATATTTTGAAGATTTTACATGATCAAACTCAATTTCATTATCTTCCTCGTTAAATATATTGCATAACTCTACTACTTTATCAAAATCAACTGCAGAAATTTTCAAAATACGCTCCTGGCTTTCATATGCTCCATCAGATACTACATATGTACCGTTAGCTCCATATATTTTATTTTCTTCTGTAATACGCTTTTTAGCTACCTGTATTTCACCTGCATCCACTAGCGTGTAATGATTAATAGGTAAATTTACATTGTTAATTTTAACCATAAATTAGATGCCCTCCCTTCTTACAAATGTCATTTGTCTGTCATACGAATTTTTTGCCAATACTTCACCATCTAAGTAAGTATTCATATCTTTATTTGAAATGTCTTTTAATAGATCTTGAACGATATTTAATGCTTTAATTACATCATCATTCTTATTAGAAATTGAAAAATCACCTGCTGACATATCGTCTATTTTCAGATTTCCTGAAATAGAAGAACCTATCTCAAAATCTGTCATTTCACTTGTGAATGATTTATTGATTTGTCCGGCCATGCCACTAACAGTTTTTTTAACCTCTACAAACTTATCATTAAGTCCTTCATCTAAGCTTTCCATAATAGCATTACCTGCTGGGATAAGCAGTTTTCTATCAACTTCAATCGGCCCTTTATGATCCCTAATCCAACCTGCAATTCCACTAACAAAATTTTGAACGCTACTCCATGCGGATTTTAATCCGTTTAAAAATCCGTTCATAATCGTAGTTCCGATATCCCATAAATTAATATTTCTAAGTGAGTTAAAGATACTTGTAACAGAATTTACTAAAGAACTTACTCCGCTTTTAAAAGTATTCCAAGCACTTTGAGCAGCACTAACTAACCCTTGAATAATGCCAGTTACACTTGATTTAATGGAGTTCCATGTGTTTACCGCAATACTTTGAATTATGTTTATAATTGTTGTAAATGAAGCTTTAAATCCTTCCCACAATGATCTAATTCCATTTACTAGGCCAGTTACTATCGATACAACAGCACTCTTTAAACTATTCCAGATTGCTGAAGCAGTTGTTTGCAAATAATTCCAAATGGCCACTAAGCCATTCTTGAATCCTTCCCATGCATTGACTAAGAGAGAGATAAGCGTAGTTACTATTGTCATAACCACTTGCTTAATCCCTTCCCACACAGTCTGAATAGCAGTCTTAATTGTCTCCCAAATAATCTGTAAATCTTCTTGAAGTTTTGTGAAGTTTCCAGTCACTAAGTCGATAACGATTAAAACTGCACCTAGCACAATTGCTTTAATGAATTCCCATGCACCTTGAATTACAAGCTTGACACCTTCCCAAATGGCCGTAAGTCCATCTTTAAGAATATTCCAAGCATTCAAGAAAGCTTCTATAAATGGCTGAACAATAGCAGTTATTGATGTTGTAATGAAAGTCCACGCTGTGCTTGCTCCTTCAGTAATTCCACTCCATAACGTTGAGAAGAATTCCGATACACCTTGCCACAAGATTTTTATAGCCTCTACAGCAACCGCCCAAACTGCTTGAATTCCTGTCCATAACATGGTTGCTCCCTCAGTAATTCCTGTCCATATCGTATTAAAAAATTCTAATACACCTTGCCAAGCTTGTTTGATAAAATCAACAAAGCCTTGCCATATAGCTTTCCCAGTTTCAGTTTTTGTGAAAAACCACACTAAAGCAGCGACAACAGCAGCAATTGCAACAACAAGGGCAGTAATAGGATTTGTTGCGATTGCTAAATTGAAAGCTACCATAGCTTTCTTTGCAGCATCAAGCGCTAAAACAAAACCTGTAAATAATGTTTGTACTGTACTTATCACTTTTAAAGCAATAAATCCAGCAGCAAGTCCTGCCAACGTAGCCTTAGTTAACGATAATGCAACTTCATTTTCTCGTAGGAAAGACGTGAAATCTTTAATCCATTGTGAAATTTCTTTAACAACACTACTTAAACTCTCAAATGCTGTTCCTAAAGAACTTACACTGCTTTGAGTATCGTTAATTCCTAATAGGTCTCCAATAAATTCTCCAACAATCGCACCTACATTTTTTATAGCTTCCCAAATATTTTGAAAAGCAGTTCTGATATTATCAGCAATGGTTACGATTGTGTTTGCTGTGCCTTCATCAATTCCAAGAGATTTCATCAAATCAATTCCTTGTTCCTTAGAAAGTTTTCCTGTTAAAACTTCTATAAATGAATCTACAGCACCAGATACTTTCTCTAAATATCCTTGTATCTTATTGACGACTTCATCACCTAGTATTCCTCTTAACTGTTCAGCCAGTCCAGAAAATGCACCTATCACGAGAGTTGGCAAACCTTTCAAAATATTACCAACCATCGGTAAGAAATTACCTACTAAAAATATAGTTGTTGTAGTTGCTAGTGCTTGTAATGAAGGCTTAATATCTTGCCCAAGCGACAACTTACCTAATAAGTTAGTAAATGCTGCTTTCATTGAAGCAAAAGAACCCTGTAATGTTGTTGATGCTTCTTTTGCGGTAGTACCTGTTATATCTAACTCTTTTTGAATCACATGAATTGCTTCGTAAACATCAGATAAATTATTGATGTCATACTTAACGCCTGTCAGTTTTTGTGCATCGGCCAACAAACGTTGCATTTCTTGCTTAGTTCCACCGTATCCTAATTTCAAGTTATCAAGCATCGTATAGTTCTGCTTTGCAAATCCTTGATATGCATTCTGGATAAGCTCCATTGATGTTCCCATCTTATTCGAGTTATCGGCCATATCTACCATTGCCATATTAGCGACTTTCGCAGCCTTAGCAGTATCTCCACCCAGAGATTGAAGTAAACTTGCACTAAAACCTGTTACATTCTCCATATAAGCATTAGCGGATAGTCCAGTTGTTTTGTAAGCATCGTCTGCATACTGCTTAACAGTGTCAGCATTTTTTTTAAATAGCGTCTCAATTCCACCTAAAGATTGCTGAAGCTTACCACCTTCCATAAGTGAACTAGCAAATAGCTTACCTATTCCAGCTGCAATTACTGCATTCTTTATCGTTGAAATTAAACTATTTCCTGCGCTTTGACCAGCGCTTTTTACTTCTCCGTCTAATTCCTTAGAAATCATTCCAGAGATACCTTTTGCGGAAGGCATGATTTGTACATATGCTTTACCTAAATTAGTTGCCATATTATCCTCCTTCCCTCAAGATTTTATTTCTAACTTTTTCAAACTCCTCACTAGTAGCGAATACAACCTCTTCTTTTTCTTGAACAGGCTTATTAATACCATCAACTATAGACTTAGGTTTATTTCTTCCATTTTGTCCGTCTTTTGTTTTGGCCCAAACCAGAAGACTTAATCTATCAACTATAGATGCTAGTAAGATAGTATCAAATTTCACCTTTTGACCAGACATCTTTAATTTGATTCTAGAATCTTCCCTTAGTCCACTACAAAAAATAGCCACCTTATCTGGTGGCATATCTTTGTAATTGTAGATATTATACGTCTCAGCCAAATCACAAATTACAGCATCCTCATCTGTATTCAGCATACTAGCAAGGACTACTATTTTTTTAAACGCTCTTGAGCTTTGAAGATATCTTCAAGTTCTAACGTTACTTTCTCAGTATCGATGATTCCATCTTCGTCTCTCACATGATCTTTTAATTTTTGAGTTTGTTCTTTACCAAGTAATAAATTTAACACTCTTGGTAATGCTAACGGATTAGTATCCAATTCTCCTAATGCTTCTACTAATTCATAGTTTTTTATATTTTTCTCTAAAATAGAATATGCAAATCCTGATTTAGTGACACCTGTTAATCTTTTCATCTATCAAATCTCCTATACATTATTTTTTTTGATATACTCGTAGTGAGTATTTGCTTTGCTGTCTGGGAAGGCGTTTAAAGTAGTCTCAAATCCAACCATCTCAGAATCGGTGTATTTGATTTCTCCCACTTCTCCAACTTTACCATTAGGAATTACGATTCGTTTTAGCACTCCGCCTTTTAAAATCATTTCAATTACCACTGAATGATGTTCTAATTCTTTAGTATTTGCTTTGATTGTAATTCCAGTCTCAAGATCACCCTCAACATTATCTTTACCGTAAATCTCTTTTAAAACATCAATATTCAGCGACTCGATTAAAGTATAAGTGAATTTATCCGTTTTTTCTGTTTGCACAACGTCAACGATATCTCCACCCCATGCTTTTAAATTTTCTGTACTTGCTGTATTCTCATTCACAAGACCATCTTCTGAAATATATCCTAATGCTTTAAACGCTGTATTTAATTCTGTTGTAGCGTCCGTAGGAAGTGTTGTTCCTAACGGCGCTGAATAAATAGCTCCACCAATCTTAGGTTTCGCCGAAGTTACTTTATTTACATCTGCCATTTTTTGTCTCCTTTAGTAATAATGAATATCAAAAACAGCTTGATAGCGATATTCCTTAGTCTCCAAGTCAGTATGATTATAATCACTGTTTAAACTAACTTTTGAAACCTCAGATACCGCTATTAAGCCGTACATTAATTCTTTAATTTTTTCATTTAATTTAGCTGCTTCAAACAATGAAGCGCCATAACATTGAATTGCTACTGTTGATGAATTTAGAAAGTTTTCCCTACTTCCACTAGTCTTTTCTAATAAAATATACTGTTTAGGCAAATTTTGTTGATGTTCAAAAACGATAGGTATATCCAGTCGTTTTGACAGGTATTCTTTTACGATTACTTCAATCATTATCTCATAGCCTTTAATAAAGTATTATTTTTGTTGTTATCTCTAATAGCTTTTCTTGACTTAGTCTTAACACTAACATTAGCTCTGTTTTTACCAACAAACGAGCTAATTTCATATCCATCTCCTGCTTTATCCTGTATAGATTTAGCTTTTTCTCTCAAGAGATCAACCATAGCTGGACTCTTCATAAGCTCAGCTACACCGCTATAATTTAACACAAACTTACTACTCATATCTTTCAACCATCACTTTCTTATTCCAATCTAACGGAATTAAGGACTCAATACCTTGCTGTGCAATACCAATCGTACGCCATTTTTTCCCGAAAAATAAAACTTCTTTATTTTCCCAGTCATTCTCATCGCCCTTAGGTATTCCCATAGTATATATCGCTTTTTTTCCAGTTAAATTAACAGAATTAGTGATATCATCAGTAGAAGCAGGAGCGACTAAGACATTCTTAACAACTATCTCACTATCAACAAAAATAGGATGATTGAAAGAATCAACCCCGTTTTGAATTTTATCAATCAATATAACATCGATTCCTTTAATTAATGTCATAGAAATTAATTACTCCAAATCGTTGTTTTTTAAAACCTAAACGCTTCAGCTCACTATCTTTTATGAAAAGACCTCCTCCAGGAACTAGGAATGAACCTGACACGGAGTAACCAAGAGCTGACTCTGCGAATTGAGTCATAGGCTCTTGATTTGTCGAAGTCATAAGAGTTCGGGCTACAATATCGATTACAACTGATTTAACAAGATAAGCATAACTCTCATCTTCTTTAACCAGTAAATCTAAATCTTTATTTACTTTTCTAGCCTCAACTCTCAAAACGTGAGAAACCGTGTTTAAAAGCTCCTTAGCACGACTTATCTCATGTTCTTCAACACTCCTCCATAAAACTTCTAAATCATCAATACTAGCAAATGTTTTAAGTGTGCACATAATACACCTCTATTCTTTATCAGAAACTACCTCAGATTCTTCTGTAGGTTCTACCTCTTCTGATTTACTAATTTTAGTTTTCGTAGATTCATCTACAAGCTCCCAATCTCCCGAAAGTTCACTTTCTGTTAAAATCTCTACTCCACTGACTTTGTTTCTGTATATAGCCATAAGTTACCTCCTACGCTTCTTCTACACGAGCGAATGCTTTTTCATCAAGAATTCCCCATCCGATGTAAGCCTCAGTACGTAATAAGATTTCATTGTACGCTTTTAAATCACGTCCTGTACCGTCTGGATCTCCGTATTCGATAATTTCCATAGGAATGTTCTCAGCATATCCCCACTTAAATCTATTTTGGAAATCTCCAACGATAACATGATCTTTTTTAGCAGTACCGCCTTGTACTGTTAATGTCTTATTCATATCTAAATCCATGTTAAAGAAATTATCTGGACGTTGTCCAAATCTGAATTCTGGATATTTAGAATTATCATATTTATCTTTAACTTTAGACATTGCTTGACCTGCTACTGGTGACATTGCAATACCTGTCACTTCGTTATCGTTTGCCACAACAGATTGAACAGCAGTATCAATATTTTCATCAATAGCCGCTGCATTATAAGTAACCACATTTCCTGTAATTAAACCATCAAATGAGTTAGTAGCTTTGAAACTAGCGTCAGTTAGTCCTTTTGGCTCTAGTCCGTGAATAGCTGCAATATCAAAGCCTTCTGCAATTTTTTTAGAGAAGCCTTCTGCATAATGTTTTAAAAACTCTAGTTTTTTCTCATCAGAAGCGTATAAAAATTCATCCGTGATACGTGCTTGGTACACGAATTTTAAAGGTTTAATCACTTTAGTAGTGATTACAGCTTTTCCAGCTCCTTTTAATTCTCCTTCTCCTACGATTTGTGCATTACCTTCTAGATTGAAGATGAATTGCTCAGTTCCATTAAATGGAATAGGTTGTTGGTTTGATAATTTAGCAAGAGTTGAGCGCCCTTGCACCTTATTCATGATATCAGTAACTAATTCTGGCTTAAATAAAGTCCCTTTTTTCAGTGCATTTGATTCTGTCATGTTTTATTCTCCTTTTTATTTTAAATTTTTAACAACATCACGCCACGCTGCTTCAATTCCATTAGATTCAATATTTGGTTCCTTGTCAGCTAATGGCTGTGTATAATTTTTAACACTAACTAATGATGCTAGACGTTCAGCATCTTCATTCAAACTTTCTTCTGTATCACCTTGCAATCTGTCTGCTAGTTCAAATGGTAGTCCATTTTTCATTGCAATTTGTTGCTTAAGCGATTTGTTTTTCCAAGTAGTCACATCTTTTTCAAGATCAGCAATCTTGCTAGCCGTTGTACTTTCACTTGTTTGTTTTTCAGTAATAGTTTGCTTTAATTTTGTATTTTCCGTCTCTAAAGTTTTAATCTTCTCTGATAATTGATCATAATCAGCATACTTTTCCTTCTCACGATCTAATCTTGCTTTAATAATAGCATTCAATTGTTCTTGTGTTTCAATTGCTTTAAATTCTGTCATTTTAAATCTCCTTTTATCCGGATTCCCCGTCCGTTCGGTAATTTAAGCTACTAATAGCTTATCCTTTGTTTCTTCTTAGGCTTAAGCGAATGGCAAGCCCAGTGTGCAAGTAATGCACTATCCAATAACGAAATATCCATATCATCAAACTGTGATTTATAACCAAATCCACCGTTACTACCTATACTACGTTTTTCACAGTTAGTAGCAACCTTTCTAAGTGAGGGTTGGCCATTGTGACAAATAGTCTTTTGGTAAATACCTTGTTCAAAAACTGAGTTAGCAGTTATTATCTCTTTTACGGTTGGCAAAATAATATTCCTAATCTTGTAATCTCTTAACTCTTCTTCAAGCATCTTCTGGCCACTTGCTCCATCAACAACGATACTAGCAACGTCTGCTTGTTTTAAAAAGTTAATTAACCACATATTACCGTTCCTTAAACTTTGACAATCTATCGTTTCAATAAAAATACGTTCATCTTCAGTCCTAACAGCAATACTCATGCTAACATTAGCACCGTCATTTCCATATTTTATACCAACAAACAACTTACCTTTAAAATTAAGTTTTCCGTTGATTTGAAGTCCATCCCATTCCCTCTCACTAATTACAGATTTTTGAGAAAATGATGGCCAAAATCCAAGACGCTGAACATTATGATCAAGCTTATCTTCTCCAAGCTCAGCTTCAATCTTTCTCTCTGTCAAGTGATAACCTAATGAGGGATTAGAATTATACCAAGCCTCAACATCATTAATTTCTTTCTCATCTTCTACTGACCACTCGGCCCATCCAGAATACTTACTCTTACCAAATAAGCAAGCTTCACGAAATTTTGTGAATACTGTTCCTATAGAAACTGGTGTAGGCGGTGTCCCACACATCACAGTCATCGGATTCTTACTGTCAGTAACTGTATACTTCAGAGCCGATTCTTGTTCAATTGTATACTCTTGTGCCTCATCGATTATCATTAAATCAAATCCCTCACCAAGACCACCATTTTTAGTCCTAGTCCTAAACTGAACAACTCCACCAGTAGAATATAATTCAATTCTTTCTTGACCCTTGGCACGTATAGAATTAAAGTCTTCTCCATCTACATATCCCATCCTCTCAAGGTATTTTTTAACCTTTTCAAAAGATGAATGAGAGGTGCTAATTCGGTGTGCTGTGTGTAAAATATTGATACCTTGATGTAAGGCCCAAATCTCAAGAATATACACGATCTCAGTCTTACCGTTACGACGTGGCAACGAATAACCAAATTTCTGATGTGTCCACAGACCTTCTTCATCGACTGCCATGATGTCTTTTAGTAGATACAACTGCCAATCATAAATTAATAATCCTGTTCTTTTATATAAATCTACAGCCTCTTGATAACGACTTTCGTTATAGTCTAATATTACCGATTGTGAAGGAGTTTGAATACCAAACTTCGTCATTTAGTTGCTCCTTTCCAATCTACCTAGTTTAACGCCATACGGCAGGGCAAATATTGACTTTTTTTTAATGTCATATTATAATATAAGTAACAAAAGAGATATTGGACGTCTTCCCCCCAGTTTTTTTGGAGGATGGATCAATATCTCTTTTTTATTTTTTTGATTTTTTTGTTACAACATCTTCTATTACATCATTATTTATTAATATAATATTTTCTACCCAATTTCTATAAGGATTTTGATAAAGTCTATTTAACCTACTATCTATTTCACTTCTTGTTAATCTAGAATTTGTATAATCTAAAACAAAATTATTTGCTTGTTTTTTCCCTTTTTTTATAGCTGTATCAACATTATTGTTTCCATCATTAATGATTTCTTTTAAATCATAATTTACATTATTAATCCTAAAATCAGAACTTGGAATACGTTCTGGAATATAGACTTTTGGATTCAACTTAACTTCCACACCAAATTTATTAGCGATTTGATGTGCTATCTTCTTTTCTTTTTCAGAATAATCTAATATAACGTTTTTACCATCAACAAAATATTTTGTACCGTTATATTCCCAATATTCAGCATCAACTACTTTTGGTTTTTTATAATTTTTCAACCATTCAGTTTTTAAACTAGTATAAGGCAATTCCTTCACTTCTTCTTTTGTTTCATATTTAACTTGTTTTGTATGAACATCTTGCCTTACACCTTTTTTAGGGATATATTCAACCGTACATCTGCAATTTCTATGCCGTCTATACACATCTTTCGGTACATCTGGATACTTATATGTACCAACTAAATTTTTACACCATTTACAGCAATTACCAACTTCTTTCCTAATAATTTTCGGACTCATTCCAGAACGAAAATGAAACTCGGCATTTTTACGAACCATGTCATCTACAACGGATTGACTAAAATTAACAACAGGAGAGCCTAACAACCATTTTGACTGTTCAAAATCTCCCTCTGACAGTCTGCTAACTAATCCATCTATTCTACTTTGATTCACTTCAGGAATTTGTACTTCTAAACCAATTTTAGCTTGTTTATTCAGAATATCTTGAACTAATCTACCAAAATTAGTAATCAACCTATGATTCTCTTTTAGCCTATCATTAAGAATTTGTTCAATGATTTCTCCAGGATTTCCAGTAATATGAATATTAAAAGCAGTGGTTAGGATTTCTCCCAAAGCCACTGCATAATCATTAACATCTTCGTAGGAGGCAGCTTTTATATTTACATTTTTTAAGCGTTTCTCGAACGTTTGAGTTATACGTCCTAATAGATCGTTACTCATTTACCTGCTCCAAAACTTCCGTTTTATTCAACATAGCCTCAGCCTCTTGTTTACTCATCCCTGTAGATGTTAACAGTAAAATTCCGTTCTCTTTAGAAAGCACTCCTTTTTGATAATTACTTAAAAGCGAAGTAATCTCATATGTGGAGATAATCCTATTATTTTGCTTATCTTCCGACTTAGTAGACTTTCTCTCTACTTCCTCAATTTTCGGCTTAGCGGTCATATCTCCTTTAATTCCAGTTAGATCCCTAATCACATTAGAGTCAATGTAGCCAGGTAATGCTTGATTAAGCTTGATTACTCCATCACCTATTAAAGTAAGCATGTTAGCGTCTGCTTCGAATAACGGCTCCCACTTAGGCTTAGTATCAATAAAACGACCTCTGTTATACTTGAAATCATCTCTCAAACAACAAGCAACATACGCTACATTTAAAAGTCCACTTCCCAATGATCGTTGAGCTTTTCTCCCAGCAAGTCTTAAATTTTCATGACTAGCTTTAATCGCTTCTACAGAAGATGGATTATCTGATACGAAACCTAAATCATCAAGAGTAAGTCCTGTTTCTCCAGCAAATAAAGCCGCAGCAGTTCTTAATTGCTCAGTAAACGGCGACATTGACGGAGTAGTAAATTGACCTACTGTAGGCTTATCCCCGTTCTCATTCACCGTTATTTGTAACATGCTTGACACTGTAGCCTTCCAACTTTCTAACGGCTCAGCGTCTGCATCCATCCCCAATAAATACTTTTGAGGGAATGAATAGAATTCTGCTGTAACATCAGCTCTTTCTAACGTTCTTTTAGCTAACTTTTGGTAATACATTCCCGAACGTGTTATTCTTGACCTTCCGAAGGGCCTTACACTGTCTGGAGCATGAATTACTGGAACTAACAGGGGAATCCCTGCTGGATTATTAACTACTGTTGTTTGACTAGTTCTCTTATCGTTAATAATAGTCTCATTTTCTGTGAAATAAGCCTCTAGCAAAGCTTTACCATTTTCATCTTTTTTTAGAATTGCATAACCTTCTGTCAGTAGTCCTGTTATAGGATCAAGAATTCCAGTAGCATTACTAGCCTCAATTACTTGCAATCGTGGAATATCATCTCCAACTTTAGAAATATACACAAAACTACACGATGCAATCAGTGAAGATAAAATTACACTATCAAAGAATATATCTGGATTATTTTGTTTAAAAATACTATTTACATTGAAATCATCTTTTTCAAATTCTCTAAATACCAATCTATCAGCTAGACTGTCAACAGCCTTTGTGCACCAACCTAGCACTGCTCGATATTGATATTTTAATTCGTTAGGTATTGTTATTCCGTATTGAGCTTCGTTATGCTTCATTGCATATTGACGATACCTCAAATCTACACGAGAATTAGTCAAAGCAAGCTTTCTACGAAGGTATTGTATGCCTTTATATTCCAATAAAATCGCTCCTTTCTGTCAATCAAAATTTTCGCGCGAGAAAAAATGTACAGTGACGGCGTGAAGGTCGGCCGAAGCCGTGGGGAGGGGCACTCCCCCCATAAATCTTGATAAATCAACATTTTCACTTTTAATTTATTTTGAAAACCTTGATAAATCAGGCTTTTCGTTGATTTTTTTGTTATTTTTTCCGTTTTTTAGCATTTTTTACTATTTTTCGCTATTTTTTACTTATTTTTGTTATTTTTCTTTGAAATTCGTCCAATCCATCAGTTTTGGTAAGTTTCTGTTGCCTATTACATCCTCCTTGACCTCATTCCCCTTGCTGAATAGCTTATCTGACTTCTGCCTGTTGCAATAAAAGTGAGCTAACTGTAGATTTTCTAGATCTGATGGATGTCCACCTTTAGCCACTGGAATGATATGGTCAATTACTGGACTTAACGGGTCGGGATATTTAATAGATTTATCAACTTGCTTTCCACATATTCCGCAATAGTTTTGTGTTTTGAGCAACCTCTGTTTATTCTTGTCGAATGCTGTGCGGTGTGCACCGGTCTTATCAAGTCTCACGGTATTCTCCTTATCCACCCCCTTTATGTAGGGTATGTCCAGTATATAGTCTCTATATATTAAGGGAGGGGGTATATTTTATATTAACAACTCCAAAATAAAAAGACAGCTAAATAGCCATCTCTTAAATTAAGATTATATAATATCGAATGTTTTAGGTAGAGAGGTTTGTTACAATTAAGAAAAGCGTTATGTCGTATCTAAAATCAATAAATTACTCTGGAAGCGATTTGGATTCTCTACCTAAACTTTCCATATTACAATTATACCACATTAAAAAGGCTCAAAAGGCTCAACATTTAATCACAATTTATTAATTTTTGAAAAATATCCAACTGTGCGCTTAACTTACGTTTTACAGTCGAAATATGCATATGATATTTAGTGGCTATATCATAGTTTTTCATACGGTTAAAGTACTTAGCATATACTAATCTGTATGTTTCAACATCTAAATTTTTTAGATACTTATCAATGCACTTTAATATCCTTCTGTTTTCTTGATATTTTCTATCATCAATCTTTTTTATAAGATTTCTTTCATTTTCTCTACCAGTCTTTTGACTGCTTACTTCACTTATATTTCCTGGTTGATAACTATTCAACAAGAAATCATTACATTCAAACTTCAAATTGTTATAATTTTCTAAAAAGAACCTTGCTTCATCTCTAGTATACCTCATCAAAAGTCCTCCTTCTTACTTAATACCATTTTTTCTTTTGAATAAATTAACTTCTTCTTCAATGCTATTAAGCACTCCTAATTCTTCGTCAATATCTGTTTCATTTTTCACATCTGATCTTTTAACATATTCTTGTAATGCATGTTTTATAATTTGAGCATCTTTATATTTTAAAGCTAAATATATTCTATTAGTCATTATATTCCTCCTTCTCCATGTATACTGTCATTAAATATTCATTATCATATCTACTATGTGGATTTAAATCATACGCTACAATATTCCAGCCATAAGATTCACATTCACGAAATACTTCTCTAATTTTATCCTCTACAGTCTTATCATCACTTACTGTGATTTTTAAATATAAGAATTTTCCATTTTCCATTAGCAAAACACCTCTTTAATCTCATCTCCAAATTCATCGATAAATTGGCTAGCTAATTCTCGCGATTTGAAATAAGGGAGTGTTAAAAACTCATAAAATATACAGTCGTCACTAATAAATAAATCACGGTTATCTGGATCATATTTTATTTTGTACCTATCGACATTAGATAGTTTCCAGTTTGGTGTCCAGCCTTCATTATACTTTTTAGCCCAGTCTTCCATTTTAGTTATTAGCACTCTTTTTTTATCATATTTTTCTGCTTCTTCATCTGTTTTAAAGGCATGACCACGTTCATATATTTTCTTCGCCCATTTTTCGTCACAAATAAACATACCGTCAATCCCTCCACTTTCATCTATAAAAACATAATCTTCTATATCTTTCGGTACTTCTACCTCATAAGCTGTTTTTTTAGACGCTAACCCTTGTTTATATTTCACGTTAATCAACTTTCTTTTAAGTTCATCTATTTCATTTTGTAGTCGATTTACCTCTCGATCTAATTGTTCGTTATTCATCCTCTTTCACCTCTTCATAAGTAAAATATTCAATCTCATTTGCATTAATTACTTCACGTCCTCCTAAATTTTGAAAGTGACTTTCACTTCTAGCAAAGCATGTGTCAAATAACCAATCTAACTCAACATCACTAACTATTAACTTTAATTCTCTTCCACTTCTAAATACTATTTTTAGATTAAAATTTACACTTTCGTTCATTTTTAGTCCTCCTATCTATATTACTCCTATCTTTAATGCTTTATACGCTGCGGCTGTTTCATTTATTAATTTTTCATGTTCTTCTCTTGTCACATCTCTAAGGTACAATTCGTCATCTCCTAGAAAATAACTCATATTCCATAAAAATCTAGATATAACTCTTTCAATATCAGTTAAAGTCTGTACGCATTTTTTATATAAACCATATTTCTCATTATATTTAGATAAATCTTCTTCATCATTAAATAACAATGATACTTCATAGTAATTTATAGTATTTTTTATTTGAATAGTAAATTCCTTCTCCTTAGCTGAGTTGAATACAGGTATTCTTATGCTATCTTGCCAAATATCATTTGTTTTATAGGAATCTCTACTTAACTCTTTTAATAATTCAAATTCTTTTTCTCTTCTTTGTCTATCATAATTTTTAAAAAGTGTTTCTTCTAAACTATAAATTCCTTCTAATTCCCAAACCATTGTTTTTACGTTAGTCATTTTTAGTCTTCCTCAATTCTCTTAAAAGCTATATGCTCAACTTCACTCATATCAATTTCATTATTTCCAACTGTGCATAAATCACTTGAAAACAGATCTTCTTTTTCTTCTGTAAACATTTTGTAAACTTCAGTTAATTCTTCTTCTGTTACCTCTGCTTCTACTATTTCACCATTGTGAAGGTATAAACGTAATATGATTTTGTCGTGTTCACTCATTCTTTATTCCTCCGCTACATAAATAAATGCTGTGTAATATACTGTGTAATGCGTCCATGTGCCTCCACCTACTAGATAAGACTCTTTTGTTTGTGCACTTCTATAATTTTCTATGATTTTTACATCTTTAACACATTCATCCTTATTCAATTTATTTGAGATAAAATCGTTAATTTTATCACCTAAAGACTTAATATCATCTGTTATCGTCACTACTCTTTTAATCATCTTTAATCCTCCTTCGGTAATTCAGCCCAGTAAATAATTGCACTCTTCATTTCATGGTGATAATATCTTAAATTCACATTAGCCCAAGTATGTTCTCTTACTTCTTTATCAAATTCTCCAAAGATATTGTAAATAACTACAACTGGATCCCACAATTTCTCTGGTATTTCACCTTCCCAGATTAAGTCATCTTCTTCAAATTTATTAAGTCCTTGATATTTGTGAAAATCATCATAATACTTAATTTTTTCTTCTTCGGTCATTTTTCTTAAATACACTTTGTGCCATTTCATTGCTAATTCCCCTAATCGTTGTATAAAACAATATCGCTTGAATGCCCTAAATATTGTTTTCCGTTCTTTAACTTAACTTTTACAGTATCCTTATTATCGTATGTAGTCCATTCTTCTACTTCTCCAGTTACTATTTCGTTGTTAGGGAGTTTAATTACTACTTTTTTAAAATTATAGTCTATCTTTAAAAAATCTTTGTTCCCTGTCATTCCTTTATATACTTCAAATAAACCAAGCGATATTGCACTTACTAAAAATAATATAATTATTATTGACCCCATACCTAATTTAAATTTCTTCATTTTTTACACCTCCAGTAGTTCTCTATTCTCATATATATTTCCTATAACTTCTGTTTTTGACAATGTTTCTCTAAGTTCATACTCTAGACCTTCTTCTGTAAACCAAAGTCTAATATCTTCCTTAATTGCACAAAAACCGTAAATATTATTAAATTTTATAGTATAAACATCGTCAAAATCTGTTTTCAAAATATCTCCACTTTCAATTTCTTTTCCGTTTTTATCTATAAAACCAGTACCGTAAATAAATTTAACTTCATCAAAAGAATAAGATACATTATCTGCATTATCATTAAAATATACTTCAACTGTTTTTTCATGGTAATCAATAACTTCTACAGCTAGCACCATATCTAAACTCTTAATATACACTTTTGGTTGTTTCATTACTCAATCCTCCTAAAATATCGAACTCCATCTGAAATAATCTATATCCTTAACATTAATTTCAATATCATTTATGAAAAAAGCTACATAGATAGTATCTTTAATTTTTGAATAATCATAGAGCTTCTGTAGATCATTAATTGTATCTACATCAGTATTTACATCAATAAAATCTCCATTTTTTAGTTTAATAATTAATCTATATCCTATTTCCATATATCTCCTTTAGTTGCTTCATGTGTTGCAATTCGCGTATTCTTTCCTTTTGCTCCTGAATTTTACGCTCTTTGACAATATTTTCATTAGCAAGTTTCTCAAGATTCTTACTTGAAGTATACACTCCAGCGATAAGTCCTAGTGTAAATACAATCACTACTCCAGAACTTATCATTAATATCCTCTCCAACAGCTTCAATTTTCTTACAGATACCATAGAATTACCTCAAATAATAACATTGCAATAAATATTATTATCATTCCAACAAGTCCATATTCTAAAATATGAATACGTTCATTTTGTTTTCTGATTAAAGATCTAAATTCTATCATTCTATCGCTATTTTGTATTTCTAAAAAAGTTTGAGCCTCTAATACGTTTGATAAGCTTTCTTTGTTTGCTTGTAACGACTTCTCTTGTTTCTCAAACTGTACCATCATTTTCTTAAATTCATTGAAAATCTTATCGTTTACCATATTCAATGCATCCAATTTTTTATCCTGTTCTCTATAGTCGTTTCTTATATCCAATATTTTGTTATCTAATTCTTTTTTCTTTGCCTGCCTCTTATTCATATTTCTTTCCTCTTAATTCTTCTAGTTTTTTTATTAACTTTCTTTTCTCATGAGTCCATACTGTAATTTTGCCATTTACCCAAGCTAAATTTTGTTGACGAATTAGTTGTTCACCCTCAAGATTCTTTAAATTTTTGTCAGCTTCAGCAAGTCTATCTAATAACTCTGACTCTAGATTATTACTTTTATTAACTGCTTCATCCTCGTTATTGATTAAATCTTCATAAAGTTCTTTTAATCTCTTGTAATTTTTACTACGTGGAATTGTTCCTCTTTTCCAAGAAGTAATATTTTGTGAACCTACTCCAAGTTCAATTGCCAAGATAGCTTCACTCCAACCTGTTTTCTCTTTTATAACCTCTATCATCTCACTAATACTAACTACTTTTTTCATAATTCGCTTTATACTCCTTTGCTCTAATTATATGTTTATTTACCTCATCAGTAATAACAGGCTCAATGTCTAATCCTGTTTCAATCTCCAACTGTTGTCTAATCTCTCTCATGTCGAATAGAAAATAGCCAACCTCTTTCATTTTTGCGTCACTCACAACTTGAAACATCTCTCTTATTGTTCTCTCAATTCTTATAGCTCCGTAACCATGATTTGCTCGTAAGCTCCAGGCCAAGGCTAAACAAAAGTCTCCTATGAAGTCAGCAACCTTAAGATTAACCTCTCGATTCAATCTTTTAGTATAACTCTCTTCAATCTCACTTAGTGCTAACTCCGTTGCTTGCTTACAAGTCAACTTCTTTTGGCCAGGCTTGCTATAACCGAAAGTATTTCTAACTCTTTTCTTTCCCATCTGTTCCTAACTTTGATATCCTTTCTAAAATTTGATCTAGTTCCTCATCATCTATAAAAATATACTCTTTAAACTTCTCGCTTATAAACATCATTTTCCCTCTTAATCTTCAATAAATGGATTAAAGCCACCATTTATATCATGAAAATCTGTAATATCTCCAAAATTTGAGTTTGTTTGCTGACTAGTATTTCCTTGTTTCTTGCTTTCTATGAACGTTACTTTATTTGTGATCACTTCAGTAATATAAACTGTCTTCCCGTCTTTAGCCTGATAACTTCTTGTAGATATTCTACCTTCTACACCTATTAAGCTTCCTTTTCCTAGAAATCGGGCCATATTCTCAGCTTGTTTCCCAAAAGCAGCACAACTAATAAAATCTGCTTCATTTTCTCCCTGTTCGTTCTTAAAATCTCTATTTACGGCCAAGGTAAAATTAGTTGCTGCTTTCCCACTATTTGTAAACTTTAAATCGACATCTCTTACTAGTCGTCCTATTAAAACTGCATTATTGATCATTTATTATTCTCCTTTAATTTATTTATGAATGATTGATTGAATGATTGATTTATTAAATATATATATGTAACATATCTTATAAAGTGTTACATTTATTTAATATCCTCAAACCTTACTACTGCCAACATCTTGAATATATCGTAATTTATATGATGTAATCTTCCCCTTAATGGTTACATATCATATTTTATTTTTAAAATGAGGTCACAGTCCGCCCCATTTTTTAACCGCCTTACTCATTTCATCTCTTTCAATTCCAATATATCTTAGCGTAATACTTGGATCATGGTGATTGAATAACTTCATGAGTGTGACTACATCCTTGCTCTCCTTGTAGAAATGGTATCCAAAAGTTTTTCGAAAACTATGAGTACCAATATTCTTAATTCCGCACTCCTTAGCTCCAGCTTTAAGTATTCTGTAAGCTTGCGTCCTAGTAATCGGCCTATTAGATTTCTTGTATCTTGTCGACTTAAACAAATACTCCTCATCTTCCTTATCGGCGCAATACTCCTCTAACGCTCGCTTTAATTTTGGCAATATTACCATCTCTCTAAGCTTTCCAGTCTTCATTTCACGTCTTCTAACTTTATCCCTACCTCTAACATCACCTACCTTAAGTCCTAATAAATCACTAATTCTAAAAGCCACATTTATTCCCATGTAAAACAGTAAATAATCACGTTCACACCTACTTTTAAAATAATAATTCATTGCATCCAGTTCCTCTTGAGTCCTTAATGGTTCAACAAATTCCATTGATAACCTCCTAATTAGAAATTATCCCTGAACATCACCACATTCTTT